CGTCCTTTATAAAGGACGTGATGTCAATACTATATTTATTTTTTAAGTATATATAATATACACAATAGATAAGAAAGGTGAAATATGGAACAAGATATAAAAGGATACTTTATAGACCTACCACATGCTAGTATAAAAGCACGTAATATAGTCAAAAACCTCCATACTCTACATGGATACGCATCTACGCAGGTTATGGAATATTTAATGCTAAACGCTATTATAATAACATTAAATGAATATAGATTATATAGGTACCTCACAAGGTGTGACTTATTTCCCATACATACTGTTTATAAACAGATATATGAGATATCGTGTAGTCTACCAGATTTAATTGAAATAACACAACAATCTCAAGGTTATGTTATACATAGTTTAAAGTTTATAACCGAAAATGTTGTGCAAATAAAGGTTGGTATATGAGTAAAATAGTTAGGGTAATAATAAAAGAACCATTAGAAAAACTGAATCATTTAATGAATGACGTGTCGACGTTGTATATTAAATCTATACAACAAAACAAGATTAACATAGTTATACCTATGGGTAAGAATATATACCATAATGGTAGATTAATGGTAATTAGGAGAGGGATGTTGTTACCTTATGGTGTAATAGAATTTACTGTAGATGACGAAAAGTATAGATTTGATAATAATAAAAATAATAACTTAGGGTTATACGTAGCTACATCAGATTTATCAGTCGTTGAGTCCATGTTTAGTAGTTTACTTACCCATATCCACACATATAGTATAGAGATGGATATAATTCAATCTCTTATAGATAAAGGTTTAATTAATTATGTCTATTACGATATAGATGAGGTTATTGATGCTAATTATCATGGCGATAGATCTACCATTGTTATACGACATATATTAAACGATATAGTAAATAGAGTATTTACATTATTGACCCCCGATCTCATATACCAAGGTAAGATAGTAAATGGTATATGGATACTTACACCCACTATATGTCCGTATACGGCTTATTATAAAAATATAAAGATTTCAGAGGGGTGAGTATGTTAGACGAAAGGATACAGATGAATATAGTCCATGAGAGTGTGATATATAGCGACATAGTGCAATTATTAAGATATGACCCCTCTGTATATGAGATATATAATGGTATAACTGTTTGCGATATATCACATATGTCTATAACTATAGAAGATATGATAGCTATATATTTTAATACATATTTTATACAGGGTTGGTTCTACGAAGTAGGATGCATGTTAGATATATACTATAACGAACAACTACTAGATTATTTATCTAAATTTTATATGTCCATAGACACTTTATATAAATTATATAGTGTGGATAGTAATATTATAGCTAAACATAGGGTTAATGGCGATATAGTTATAAACTGCACTAGAGTGGGTGATTCTCCTATTTTAAAGGTAACGATATATGCATAATGTAATAAATAACTTTGACGCGTTTGGTAGATATGACACATACACTGATGATAATATAAATTGGCATTTGATAGGTACAGGTGAGTTTGTATACGAAGATGTGGGTATTATGGTGGACTTAATATATAGGTGTATGATAACTTTTAATCCGAATATACAGAATGCATTAATACATAGTAGGGTAATAATAGAATTTATTATAACAGATAATATAGATGCTAGTTTAGAATGTGTCGAAGATGCTAACGTTTATATATATGCATCATTGGGTGTCATATATGGATATACTGATGGATATCGAGAAATAAAAGCATATATGTTATCGGATACATTTAAACGTAATATACAACAACTGGTGTATAAGGTGGATAATGGATATGCATTTTATAAATGGTTATCCCCTACTAACAATGTAATCATATTGGAAAGGGTAGAGTATGACGAGGAACTCGATTATTGAATACGGTAACATATATAGTATACAGGTAACAGACCATATGCAAAATGTTAAATATGATATGACGTATGATGAGTTACCTATATTTATAGATGTGTCGGCGTTACAGTCATATATAAGTAGGTTATTAAGGCATCATGGTGGTGAAAATAATATGATGTATAGATATGTAAACATATTGATTGAAAACATAATGATATTAGTTTTTGAAACAGGAATAGATATAGATATAGATATGGGTATAGATATGGGATCTATGTTACATACATATTTAATGTATGAAAAGGATCCAGATGCTGTGGTATATTATAATCTATTAAGTATAGAATCACTGAATAATTTAATGTTTCAAGCTCTATTAATCGTAGACCAATATATGCAGTATGGTGATAGTATATTATACATAGCAGGGTGGGTAGGCACTAGTACCTTAGCATTATACGTATAAAAGGGCAAATATGGTTTTTATAACAGATTTTTTATATCAGAACAATCGGACAGCTATACTAGAGTTATCAAATGTAATATCCAACCTACATGTGAATAATTCTAAACATCATACATTCGCTAATTTTATATTATCAGTAAATAAACTGACAGAAATATCAACTGCTGTTTTAACAAATCCTGAGTTTAATATCAACGAAATTGACATTAATAATTGTATGGACGAAGAGACAGTTAAATATATACACACCATAGCTCAGGATTTTGAACAAATCATATTAATCCTTTGTAAAAAGGTAATAATGGACTTATCATTACTTATAGAATATATCCACCAAGTTTATGATATTTCACTATTTGAGGTACCGTGGAGTATAGTAACTATACCACATAATAAGGAATCGAATGTGTTTAACTTATTTATTGAAACATACTAAGGAGTAGATATGGCACATACAGGTTTCATAGATATGCTCAAAGACTTATTTACGGCACAAACTGAAGTAACCGTAGAATATATTAATGGTATATTTAAACAACGGTTATTAAACGATGTGGATAATAGATTAACATCGCTACTTACAGTAGATGACGACGACGTATTAATCCCTACATATGTAGGTCTTAAAGGAGGTAATGTGGATGTGATAAAACTGAAACAATTTTATGATGTAAATACTATAGCACCAGAGTATCTACAGACGAATTATAAAAAAATAGAATGTATAGGGGTAGTATCCATAAAGGATATAAACAAATCAGACATTATCCAAAGATGGAATATAATCCGTCAGAGTTACAATGAGATAACTCATTATGATAATGAAACATGGATTAAATTCGACACAATAGATGATAAGGGTAGACCCCTTATTTTAGGTAAATCATGGATAGCTAGTGCTATATTAGTGCATAGAACTGGTAAAACTGTATTTACTGTGGATGATATGAATCCAGATGACATAGCTTATATGTCAGCTATGTTCTACAGACTAGGTAGAACATTATCTATAAAACAAACTCGGTAAAGAGTAGGGTAATACCCTACTCTCACAAATAATCACTTATTAATAGGTCTTTTTTTTTGTAAAATCCCAATGTCTCTAATAATATATAAAAAGAGTTACATATATTATGTACTACACGTCTTTTATCTATATAGGGTATCAGTTCTTTAGGTATACCTTTTATACTAGCATATGCATACGGTACTCTTATACTAGGTATATCTTTTTTATTACCATCTTTCATAACCTGTATTATGTTGTTTTTCATATCACTCGGTAAAGTATTTAAAAACTCCCTTAACTTTACTTTAGACTTAGTAGTCATAGTTACAGTTATACTAGAATATGGTGGTGTGTCTGTTACACCGTATTTATCTTTAAACACTCTTTCCCAGAAGATATGATTATAATACTTAGTATCGTACCCTGTTTTACCACTCTGTATATCATCCTTAGTAAGATATGCTTCTAATTCCTTGATGGGTTGTATAGGATATACTAATCCATCACCCTCAACTATCTTCACAGTTATCTCTTTCTCTATCTCAATTACCTTATATAAGATATCAGTTATCGCTAACTTTTTACCTGCCATGACATGTCTAAATACATTATCCATCATATCTCGTAACACACTTACATATTTAGGAGGTAAGTTACTACCTATTAGATGCACACCTTTAATATCTACTATTACATCATTAAATACTTTACCCTCTTGGATATTGTAGTTACTATAATATGTTTTACTAACATTAGCTGGTATGAATACAGGGAAGAAGAATTCTGGTTTCATCTCCATAATCTTTTTGTAATCACCTTTTACATTTAAAGCTGTAGTAAACATGTATATAAAGTGTTCCACCACAGTAGCTGTTATGGTAGCGACTGTGTCAGCCACACCTATAGCTCTAGGAGACATCTCTAAACTATTCAACATAAACTCTATCCAATATTGATAGGTAGCTATAGTCGAATCTGTGTCCGATACTAATGTGGCTTCCCTTTCTATATCTGGTATATATGCCATACTAGGTGGATAGGAACCCGTAATGAACAGCGTCTTAAATATGTCTTCGTATTTATATATACCATCATATATGCTTTTAGCCGTGCTGGCTAATATATTTAATAACTCTGGGTCATCCTTGTGTAGTTTAATATAATCTATATTCATACCTTTGATATATACATTACAGATATGATGTACCAGACCTATAACATACTCAGGCATACCACTTAGAATAAGTAAGGGATTATCTACCTTGGAAAAAGATATTTTACTTATATCATTTATAATGTCTTTTACTAAAATTGGGTTAAATATAGAGAGGTGATACATACTAGTGTTATACACTATACCACATTTACCAGACCGATTCAATCCTAATATAAACTTATTTAGGATAACTTCAAATATTTCAGATTTGAAGTATTTATCGGAACTCTTCAACACCACATCTCTTACTTCATCATTACTTGGTATGTGGAGTTTATACTTATCTATAAGTTTAGTATATTTGACATTATCTAAATCATTAGCTATCTCGGTGATATGGTTAAGCGTTACATCAGGATTACGATATTGTCTATTACCAGATACCATGTCCTCTGTTAATGCATTACCTATAGATGTAACACATCTAGTAACAGATGTAAGTACACTATGTCCAGCCTCGTTTCTAATAATAGTAGATTTAGATACATAACCACCTGATAAACTATTATTAAAAAGTTTTAAAGTCTTTTGTAATGTATTATGGTAATCAAATTTAGAGAGATTACCTATAACCTTATATTCAAAAGCTTTCTTTTTCTCAATACTCCTATCCTTTTTATTTTGTGTTGTAAACTCTGAATGTAGAGATAAATTATCTCCGTGTTGTTGTAATATGGTTAAAGTGGGTGTAATAATGTAATCGTTATCTATATTTTGTTTTAAATATTCTAATAATGGTAGATTACGTTTCAGTCTGTCACCTTTTCTATCTCGTTTATAGTATGTTACGATAGGTTCTTTGGTGTCACTTGATTCCAACATATTTTTAATATATTTAACAGCCTCCACTCCTGTTAAATTTAAAGAGTTGGATAAAAAATATGTTGCTTGGTCTAAATAGTTTTCTAGTATGTCCATGTCTATGGTATACGAGTTCAATTGGTTCTTTAATAAATCATGTCGATACATTAATTTATCCTTTTATTTTATATGTATTATTAAATATTTAAAAATATATATTATTTATATAGATAAGTATATTTATCTAGGTATATGTATACGATATATAATCAAAAGGATAACAAATGTTTAATAGTATTCAAAAAAAAATACGTCAATTTACGAATAACCAAATAGGCGTAGTACATAAGAAAGTACGAAGCGGTAAAGTAGTATTAGTTGGATATCCTATTACTACTGCCAGTGAAAAGGGTATTTACGTAGATAATGTAGATGGTGTAGATATCACCTATATTGTACACGGTGAGGGTGACACATTGGAAGACGCATATAAAGTGTTGATTAATAATGATTTTATTAATCGGTTAGATGAAGTAGGGAAGAAAACTGAAAAAATGATAAATCATAAATATACCTACAATGTAGGTATAATTACTAAACTTATGGGGGATTTAGAAAATATAAGAGGTGTAGATAAATTATCTGGTGACACCATGAATAGTATACATAGTAAGATAGTAAAGATACATAATGATCTAACGTGTATAAGTGACATAAGAGTAACTGCAAGTATGAGTATTGATGAGATACTCATACTTTTAAAACGAGTCTTAGACACACTAGCAAATAAAAAAGATACTAAAAAGAAAGAACTAATAGAGGAGCTAAATACATATAAGACATCTGTACTACAGCAGGTGTTTAAAAAGGGATGTGAAAAATATGATATACAAGTATCATATATACAAACCATCACTGACCGAGATACTGGACAAACAATAAATAGTAAAATAGCGGAAATTCCGTTAATCGAGATTACCGATGACAGTGGAATATGTATTGATAAAACCATGTTTAAATTGTTAATTGATACAAAAGGTATGGAAATTCTAAGTGTGGCGGATTTAAAGCATAATCTCCAAAATTATAAAAAACAAATCTTACTGGATAACATACCCAGTATAGAATTAAATATGTCTAACTTTAAGCTGGGTTATTTAGATACGTATCTAAATAACCCAGCTATAGACATTGAAAAATTAATAAAGAACAATAAACTACATGTAGAAATCACATGTAATATAGGATGAAAGTAAAATAATATAACAGATGTATTAGGACATAATTCTAACGCATGTGTGTTTTTCAGCTATATGTTATGTATGTAGTTGATTATATAAAAACCAATAATTAATGTTAAGGATAGTATTAAGAATTGGTAAAGTTATATATGGTAAACCTATTAGGTTTACCATATATCTAGTATGTTATTTTTCTTTTGCATTATCAATTCTTTAGTTACTTCTCGTATATCATATTTTTCATCACCATCTATACCTAGTACCTCCTCATATATATCCGATATCATAGATTCATTACTTACCTTAATACCTACATCCATATCGTCAACTACACCTGTAATCCTAGCTACCTCATCCTTAAAGAAACTTATTATGTCAGTATCTCTATCTGTGATATTCTTATCATCACCTGTGTCTAAACTAAATACATATATAAAACATGGTAAATCCTGACCTATTCTATGTATTCTAGCTCCTGCTTGTTTAAACTCTATCGATCTAAATGGTTTATTCAACATACACACGACATTAGCGTTCACTAATGTAACTCCACTACTCATACTTTTATAACTAGCTATCACAGGGTTTATCTCTTTATTTTCCATAAACTCTGTTAAACTCTGTTTAGTGTATTTAGTATGTTCACCGTACACTCTTACTGGTTTATAGTCATCTTTCACTAACTTATCATATGTTTTCTCAGCCACCTTCAGATACGATGTAAACACTATGACTTTCTTTACGGTACTACTTATAATGGTATCAAAATCTATACCCCCCACCATATCAGTGTAGCAATCGGCTCTAGCTTTCATTACTATATTAGCCAACGCTTCACCTGTTACTTTAAGACTTATATATTTATATATAGATTTTACATTTTTAAATATAAGTTTCTCTTCAGAACTCATGTAACTCATTAATAGTTTTTCAAACTTATTAGCTTTTACTATCACATCAGGTATCATCATAAGTGACCCACTCTTATAATACTTTAATATATCATCTATATCTTTTTCATATAACATAAAGTCATCTTTAACTATGTTACCATTACCTATTAATATCTCTTTATATTTATCATAAATCATATAGTAAGAGTCCCTATGGGTATCCCACGACTCTTCTAACTCAACTGTTCTGCCCTTTATAAAAGCTATCAGGTTTTTATTTATAGTAGTTAGTAAGTAATCTTTTCCATTTGGAATTTTTACATCTATGTTAACCGTGGATAGTTCAGGTAAGTTTAACTCATCTGTAGCTATATATTTACTATATGTATTATACCTAGCTTGTAAAGCCGATTGTAAGAACCCACCACCTTTATACACTACCTCAAATCTAGCTTGTATAACCTTATTAAACCTACGGTCTAACATCTGTAGTATAGGTATGAGCTCAGATACTTTACCCTTTATAGGAGTACCTGACATCAGTAACACACTATCACTCCCTGTCTTATTTACTATATCCACTAATATGCTAGTTCGTTTACTTTTCGAAGATATGAAGTTATGAGACTCATCCACTATTATAGCTACGTTATTACCTAACATATGCATAAAATCATATATTTTATCTAAACCCTCATGGTTGATAATTATATATTTCTCGCCATTGTATTTCTTTTTCTTAAGTATATCATGTTTAGTATATATCTCTTGGGGTTTCTTATATATCTCATTAGTGAGGGCGTGTATCCATACTTTATCTACTGTATGGTTAGGTACTATTATAATTACTTTCTCCACCTGTAGGGCTACTGTGATAGCCAGTGACATATACGTCTTACCACTACCGACAGAAAAGTTACCTAAGTATCCTCTATAACCTAGTCTATTCTTAATATCAGTATAACCCTCAAACGCTTGTACCTGATGAGGTAACATCTTAAATTTCATAACTTCTTCTATTTTACTATAATCTAGTATCTGTTTAGAATCTGTACTAGCCATATCATCATCTATATATTTAATAATGATTTCTAAAGCTTTTACATTCACGGACATAGGACTAGTAGCTATAGTAGTTTCTAATACATATTTTAACTCTAATAGAAAGAACTCATATATAACCATCTCTGTTCTATCTACGGATATAAATAACTTATCCACTTTCTTAGCGTTTAATATCCTTCTACCAAGTACCGTTTTAAAGTTTCCACCAAACCACCCTCCAAACTTAATCTTATCATTGGATATCTTAGTTATATCCACACCTACATTAAACATATATCATCCTTATGTTATTATTTCACAATAACTAGTTAGTAATGTTTTTCGATTATATATAACTTATATATAAATAATCGAAAAGGAGACAGTAGTGTCTAATATATTAATTTCTATTAAGGTAGGTATATTAAATGAAATAACCAAAATAAATTACGTGAGAGTATGTCATATATATATGACTAGGGGAATATATAGTTTATCTAAATACGATAAACAGTTAGTAATATCGGAAGATGACTTACTAAACATCAGTGTAATATATGATGGTGCTAAAGAGCAAAAATTTTATATAAGTATCTTTGATAAAATAAAAAATATAATAAAAAATAAAGGATTTGAAAAGTGATATTTGGTGTAGTTATAATTAGTGTGATATTTTGGGGGAGCTTGTTTATTTTAATAGGGTACAAGATATTTAAAAACATTGAAATCTCCACAAAACGTAATAAATTTAGACGATTTATTAGACGATTAAAAAAATTAACGGGTAAAAAGTAAGTAAATATACAAGACTATAGTCTTGTATATCGTATGTTTTATTTTTTTATAAATCGTTAGGTATCATGTACGAGACATGACGTTTCATACTTTCAGCTCTATTCATATATTGTAATTTATACCAATCTCTATTTAAGACTTCCATATACTGTTCATTAGCATCACTATAACTTTCCACTATACGGTGCATACTTTCTAATCTATGACCGTTCTGTATGTATCCCTTATCTATAATAAGATTTAGGTTATTATAGATATACGCTTTTACGGCTAATAAACCTAACTTGCTTAATTCTAAATATAATCTAGGGTGTATATTATTAAGATATGGATCATTAGCTACTAGTAACCTTATACTATACTGATCTATATTAGTAATAGAATCATGTATCATAATGGTATCGTCACTAAGGACTTCTACTCTACTAGAACTATGCATGGGTACACCAGTGCTCCTCATATCTAGTTTGTCGAGATATGCATCTTGTAAACTATTAAAAACATTACGCATAAATGGCATAGAGTATATGACACTCAGGACACTCATAATAGGTTTACCATCTCTTAGTTCAGGTGGTACTCTGTATACTATATAGTTATAAGTATAGGATACTTGTATACAACTACTCAATGGTAGTGTAATCATTATACCACCTGTAACATTAAGGTCAGTTAACATACGACCTTTGATAACATCGTTATATATATTATCGTCTAATGTCGTATTTCTATGTGGATTAGTAAATACAACGCTCAGTATATCGCTGGGTATACTATGTTTTACATTATTCACTACATAACTTATAGCGTTCATATGCGTTCCTTACATTAAGTCTATACTATCTATTTTAGTATAGACATGAGTTTGTAACTCGGTGGGTAGGTGGTCTAAGACTTTACTATTAGATAACATAGATATCTCGTTCTGTAACATGGTGACATATAGGGAATTAGAAGTTACCCCATTATCCCCTAATAAAGAGAAGATAAATTCGATTATATCAATTCTACTTAACCATAAAATGTGTTTATTGTTATTACTATACAGATAATCTATAAGTTTTAATCGTTGATACATAGACGATTTAAACATAACCGACATATTGGATAGTAATTCGATATAGTTAATATTCTTATCAGCTAGATTTTTTAAATCTGTAACTATCAATTTACTAATAACACTTTCATAATTATTCACATGTATCAAGGTAGAATCATTATCTTTCGGTATAATTATGTTATTGTATGTGTATATATACCTGTTTATTATAGACATGTCTATAATACTAGGTATTAGTAATGGTAACACTATCTGATTCAAGAATATCCTTGTATCAGTGTTATCACGACCCTTAGACCATAGTCTATACTGTAGGTAGAATAATTTAAAGTCTATGTAATACATATATAGACCATCTTGTTTATTGTCAAGAGGATGTGATATAGTTAAGTTGGTGTTTGGGTGATGTATTAACTCTATAGTGGGTGTAGTTTTCCAATTGTCTTCAAAATTTTCTGATATATTCAAAGATGTTGAAATAAATAATTCGTTATTATCTGAATAGATACCTTTACTATGTATACGCCCTTTACTGGATATATTTACTATACCATATCTTCTACAAATGTCATTAGTATGTATATCTAAGTATGACATAATGGTAATGCTATCTAGGGATTCATTTGGTAGTATATGTATTAGGTGTTTTAATAACTTGTTAAGTATGTACTCATTAGATACTACCTTAACAGAGAGATATGATTTGACTAAGAATAGTTGATAAGACTGATTATACTGTTCCTGTATGTTTAACCAAGTACGATTTATATAAGAGGAGTATCGTATGGTAGGTTTATTATAAAAAAGACTGAACATAGGTGAAACCTTTGTGTGTTATTTCAACATATAGGTTTCTAAAAAAGACAAATATATATAACTTATGTGGTTATATAAAAAAAATTAAAGGATTACCATGGCACGTGACATAAATCTAAAAGACTTACCGAACCCAGGTGAAGTTAAAAACACTTCACATAATCAACACGATGTACCAACACAACAACAAGCGTATACACCACCTAGTAATAGTAACGTAGTTACGGGACGTATGACCCCTAGAGTAGATGGATATGGTGCTGACCATAAATTTAACACTGCTGTACCTAGAGCTGAAAAACTAGCGACATATCTAAATGCACATGTAAAGTCATTAGATCCGACTTTATCAGTACATGCAATAACTAAATCCGAATACATATTCGGTAAACAGGAAGACACTGTAGCTTTCTTTAAAAAGAATAGTATACATAGGGAAGAATTTAAAAAAACACACGGTGTTCTTAGTACAGTAGAATATGCTCTATTACTCATATGTAAGACTGAGGGTGATACTACTACTGTAGCACCACTACAACTTCATAGTGAAGCATTAAAAAATAGGGTCAGTTTCATGACAGCTGAAGGGTGGGTTAGAAATATTGCCATGGAACAAGAAAAACTGTCACGAACAGGTATCACTGCACCTGTAGCTAATATACCTGCAAACCACCTACCACATCAAACAATAAATAGTCATCTATATGACATAATATACATGCATCTTGCTGAAAACACTAATATCGTAACGATGTATTCAACTAGTGTACTCGGGATACCATCGTATATCACAGACAAAATTGATATGGAACAACTTGATAAGTTACCAGAAGTTCTAATGACGAATATATACATCGCCATAGACAGCGTAAATGCATTACTAGATAAAAAAGTAAAAGGTATATACGGTCAATCCGTATTGAGTTATAAAAACTATGCTATAGATGCTCAGGTAGAGACTCGTACTACAGTTGCAGAGAATATCTTTTCACAAACTACCTTATCCGATGGTAAGGTTATAACCTATAAAACACCGACCAACAGGGATAGTAGCATAGAATATAACTACGGGGTGACACATGATAGACAAGCCATGATCATCTGTGATTTACTCGCCGTACCAACTCTGATTAAAACTAGAATTAATAATGTTGACATCATTAGAGTAAGACCCGATATCGCCATTAGTAATCTGAGAAGTGGTAAGGGAAGTTCAGGTACAGATGTATTATTGAACATATACATGGTATCTCAAGCTTTGCAAGACAAACGCAGAGTTTTAGAAATCCACGGTGGTAAACCAGAAATGGGTACTACTAGAGATATGGGTATACTGAATAACTTTTGCGGTATAAAAGATGAAGATGGAAACATCATTGATATTCGAGTGAACGATGGTTCATTATCGCGAGAAGACAGTTTAACCTTATTAAGTTTACTGACAACCGTACCCGCGGGTATGGAGATAACACAAGTTGGCGGGTATGTTGAAAAACCAGAGACGTTCCAGAAACCGTCTTTGATAATCGCTATCAGAGAGTCTGATAGTAACGCTCAATTAATGAATGCTTTTCTAAAACTCGTTGATAATGACCCTATAGGTGGAGCCAATGAAATTATGAACTACTTAGTGGCTATGAGTCACGGACACCCTACTAATGTAACAGTCGGTCCATTCAATCTAGGGAAAGACCAAATAATAACAGGTCACCCGATAGTGGGACCTGTGGGTTATGCAGAAGAACACAATGGTGAGATAGTAGATCTAGCGTCTGTATCAGCTGTAAGTATACTGCATAAAGAAGGTCATTCACAAGATGCGTGGGATTGGGCATTTGCCGAAGCATCAGGTTCCGTGGATATGATGGATATAAAAATGAGGATACTCAATAGTTTATATCCTAGAAATGTGGTAGTGTTTGATAGAATAGTATATATCCATCTACATCCAACATTCATCAGTCTGATAAATAACACTATCAATGTGCTTATAGGTAAAGGACTTAACCTTACACCACCTATGGTTAACCAGTCTGGTATTGACACAGGTGATTATAGCTTCAGTAACCCAGTGTCAGCTATGGGTACAGGAATACCTGAACTATCACGACCAATATCACATAGTCATAAGGGTAATGTTAGTCCTAACGGTTATGTCAATATGAACACGGGAGGAGTAGTTTACAGATAATTCATACTACAGGAGATATCTCCTGTAGTATCATATTTTATATTTTTTAAAAAACATGTATCTATATATAATAGACATGTATAGTATAATAAAATTTTTAAAGGAGTGACATGGCAGTAATATTAGCAAATTCTAATATGGACAATGTGTATAGAGAATTAAACTCACAGCGTACACTAACACTATTGAATGACGTAGAAATACACACGAAAGAAGATAGGGATAATATACTCCAATCTCTGTATACTAAATATACAGAGAACTCTATAGATGGGATACCTAGTTGTGATTGTGGGTATAGAAAAGGTACATATCTATTAGACACTATGTGTACTATATGCGATAGTATGGTAGTATCACCATTCTCTAAAATAGAATCTACTTTATGGTTAAAAACCTTACCTCATGTATCTAAGTTTATAAATCCTGTATTCTGGAGAAAAGTAGATAGAGCTATAGGTACTATACGTACTAATGCTAAACAGGGTAGACGAACTAATATTATACCCTTTATGTTATGGTTAAGTAATCCATCGTTTAAGGTACATAATTACCCCAGTGAGATAGAAGTGGCTCTAATAGGTAAACCGATAACGATAACTAATAGTAATATACATTTGTTACCAGGGTCAATAGTAAATGGCGTTAGGTTAAACAAGGACGTCGACGTTACTGGGTACATCAACAAAGAAATATATATAAATGGGTTGGAGGGGTTCCAGAGAAACTATAACTATATGATTGATAACCTAGACAGGATATTAAAAAAAATATCTATAACTTCTAAGTATAGACCTAAGAGTAAAACTCTTACTTCTCTAATGTTAGAGTATATAAATAATAAAGAGGATATATGCTCTAATTATTTACCTATTATATCCAACAAGTTATTTGTAATGGAGAAAACCTCCACAGCTAATTATGTGGATATGAAATTAGGAGATTTAACTAATGTGGTATTAAATTATATTAGAGCTATACATAAAGAGTATAGGGATGAAAAATCATTTATAAACAATAATTTAAACGTCACGGCTATTATTATGTCTAAACTATCTGAAAATATAGATGAGTATATTAATAGTTACATAGCATCACATGACGGTATAGGTAGGAAACATATATATGGTTCTAGGAATATGTTTATATTTAGGTTCGTTATTACACCTATACATGGTCCTAGTAGATATAACGAAATACGAGTGCCTTGGTCTACAGGGTTGGTGACATATAAGTTACACCTATATAATAAGATGGAAAATGACGAAGAAGTTAAGAGATTAGGATGGACTGGTAGGAAGATACTAGATGTGTTAGATAAACATGTGAAAACATATCATCCGATTATACATAGGTTATTAAATGAGATGTTAGCTGAGACACCTGATGGATATGGTATATCTGTAGGATCACTACGTAATCCAGGGTTATTGCCAGGTAGTTTACAATCTAAATTTATAACAACGTTTAAGACAGATGTAACGGACGAGACGGTGTCTATCTCTATTTTAGCTTGTGCATCTGACAATAGTGATTTCGATGGTGATCAAAACGCATATTTTGCAACCTTGGATAACCAAGTAGCTAATGAGATGGGTACATTGGACTTATCGCATAGTGTACCAGAATATGGTGAACCATACGTTATATCAGGTCGTATCAATTTACCTGCTCCTACTGTGGAGATATTGAGTAAATGGATAGAACATAATGAGAGAACTCCATCTACTAAAGATAATATTTTGGAGTTAGTTGATAAATATAATTAGGAGAAGATATGAGTATAGGTGATATGTTTAGGGAGATGGATGAACAGGTTATACAACATACACCTGTAGCTTCCCCCGTTATGAGGGAGTATTTTAATAAAGAGGTACATTCTTTATATCAAGGACTACAACAAGTAGATAGTAGTTATTTACAAGGTATATCACAAACTATAGCTGTGTATAACGATGAGAATCGGATATATAATACACAGTTAGTGGTAAGTGATGCTGAACAGTATATAGATGGTGAATCTATATATGTAGTGAATACGAATAATGTTATGGGTATCAACCACACCATGAAGAGATATGTGATGGTTAATCCTGAGATACGAACTATGTATGATAATGACGATATAAGTGGATTCGGTGGTAAATTCATAGACAGAAGTCCATATGAAGATGATTATGAGTGGTGTGAAGATTACTTAGATGTGATAGATGGATTAAGTCTACCTGTGGATGGTAATGAGGAAGAGATAGCTACTATCTACGATAGTGACGCACCATTGACATCGTTGGAGCAGTTTAACATACAAGAAAGTTGGTCAAATATGTTAAGTAGTATCAGTAACGGAGTAGACCCTACTGATATAGAAGAAATATAAGTTTACACTATGCTATAGCATAGTGTA